GTTGATATGGTGTTGTTGTTGCCAAAGCAGCAAGTGAATCAACTAATTGTGTTACTTGATTATTCTGTGGTGCAGCTGCTAAATTCTCTAAAATTGGAATCATCATTTCCACTGTATAGCGTACTCTTAATTCCATCATATTAGCAAATCCTGCACCTTGACCTATCGTGGAAACAAATAAGTTCCCAAGATCATAGGTTTTTATATCAGCACCACCAGGTAAATTCCCGGGCCTCACATAGAATGAATCTAAGTGTTCTTGAAGTATAAACTTTGGTATATCCAAAGTTATAGTCTGATATGACATTCCATCAGCCATTGGTAAAACATCTTCAGCTTCCTGCTTATTGGCAGGTGGAGCATCAGATGCATCTGAATCAAAAGATAAGATAACCTTACCACTATTGGCATTGTTAGTATACTGAGTAACCTCAGGTTTTAAATAAAACTCTAACTTATGGAATTTATATTTTTCCCACTGTACAGCTTCTTTTGCAAGCCAAGGGAAAACTGCAGCTTGTCCAGGGTTCACAGCATATTGTGTAGTTGTGAATGCGACAGTACCTGCAACCTCACCAATATATTCATCTTTGGTTAGGATTTTAGATTGTTGGTTAACATTGAACCCACTTCTTTGTGAGTTACCAACAGGAAAGATATTAAAAGAACCTACTGCACCAGTTTTACGATTACGTCTTTTATTTGGACGTTTCTTTGGTTGTTTGTTCTTCTTTCTTTGTACACGAGGTCTGCCTCGACTCTCGATTTGTTTGAGTCGATTATCAAGGACTTTTAATTTTTGTAATTGTTGTTTAGAAATATTTTTCTTCATTTTAAACAGGATATTTGCTTACAAACCCTGTCACTTAAAGAAAATCTATATAAGTATTATACTTATAAAACAATTCCTCGTATGAAATGTACATATTAGCAAAATCATCATATAATCCGTATCTATCGACTAGATCATACATCATGCTAAGTATCTTATTGTACACTTCTTTATTTGTTAAAACTCGTAATAACCCACCAAGGCGTTGCATTTCGCCTCTTGGACATATAACATATGACGTTCTTTTACGTAATCTTAACACGGCCAAGACCTTATTAGGGTCATGGTGTATATATGGATGAAATTTCATAGAACAAAATTCCATTTCATCCCAAGAAATAGGCCTACCAGCCCATTCTATTTTGGCATAGGGTGATGACATATCTAAATCGTCAAACTTAGATGACATTATTCGATCATCACCAAGGACTACTAATTTATTGTCCCTCCAAAAACTGTCTAAATCATGTTTGTAGTTGTACATTATCATGTATACTTGCCACATTATATTTATGACAGTTGTTAAATAATCTCCAGAACCCAACCCACGCTTACAAAGATATAACTCTCCATTAACATTCAATAGTTTATTTATTGAATTGAACCTAACTGCTTCATAAAGCGAATTTTCACATTCGCTCAATTCATATTTCAGTTTGATTCGATCATAAACTAAGTTAATAAATTCAGGTGATATACTTGAATCTGCTGCGCTTGTATCAGTTGCATACCTAAATGGAAGCTCATCCAGCTTCTCATAATAGTATTTCATAGCTCCATCTTGCAAAGCATCACCAATAGCTGAACAGCTTTTATCATTAGTGAATCTATTTTCATAGAATTGGCGAAAGAAATCGCCAAGCATGCATGTAGCAATGAATGTATGTTCTGGGGGAAATGCAGTAAATAACCTAGCTAATTTTATATGGCCAGGTACTTTTGGATCCTCAGGACGAACTTCATCTTTCTGTGATGCAGAAACGATTACGTGATGAGGTAGGATTATACTTTTATTATAATAATCCATCAAATAGTCAAACATTTTAGGATCCCTTCGAGAAAAGACCCCACTATTCTTCGCACCAAATCCAATTGATGCGTCCTTTTGCATTCCATCGAAAGCTGCTTCGGGCGTTATTACCCCACACTTTTCGATATTATTAAGAAAATGATCAAGAGCACGGTTAGCCAATTGTTTATCAATTGCCAAATCAATCTTGTCATATTTCTTTAACTGCACATGTAGATCATCCGAACTACCCAACACAGCCAATCCATAAATTCCTCCAGTTTGTGATAAAAATTCAAACTCCGTTGTATGAACGGTATATACTATATCTTCACAGTATTGAGAGGTTTTAGATAATTTCTTATTAGGTACTATCGTACCGTAATATTCAAGATTATCATAATGGTATTTAGGCGTATGGTTGAGTACCCTCATACGGGGAAAGATCGGATGATCTATTGAAAAGCCAATAATTCGCGATAAATGTCTGCTGTTATTGCTACCGCAAAACAAACCAGACTTTGGCCTTTCTTTTTAGCAGTATGGAAACCTACTATTGTTGAAGTCTCAGCATCAATTACAACCTGTCCGCATTTACCGTGGACAGATTTAATATTATATTGTAATACACCACCAGGCACTAATTCTACACTAGAAACCTGTGCTTCAGCATGGCCCATAACCATTCCAGAAAAGAATGAGGCTGCTTCAGCTAACTTGACATTGCAAGTCTGTACTACTTCAGAAGTTTCATAGATGGCTAATTGTTCCAAACTACTACTTCCAATATATCTCTTAAACTTCAAAGCTACCTTACGTTTACTTGCTGTATGCAAGTGCAAATTATCAATTTGCCCGTAATGTTTTAAAGCAATCACATAACGTGGTCGAAATGCATAACACATTCCAACATATTCATCGCCTTTAAAACAATTATATATAGCATCACTAATAGTACTAAATGGGATATAACCGTGTTTTTCAACATCGTCAAAATCCTCATGTTTTAGCTTTGGTTCAACAAAGCGTGCACAGTGCATTACCACATTATTAGCTGATTCAAACTCAACAGGATTGTCAGCATAATATTGATCAGTGTCCATCTCATTCAAGAGGTTCCAATCTGTGCCTTTTAGGACAATATCACGTTTTGCTTCACGTTGTCCTTCTTGCCCACCACCGGGTTTTTTAACCCATTTACGTAAAACGCTATCATAATACCACTCTTTATCACCATTATGGTTAGCACGTCCTTTCGGACCATGCAAATTGGCATTAGCACGTTTAACTTCTGGTTTAGGCTTAAGAATCTTTGGTGTCGTATGTTGATAATTACATGTATACTTGTCATTAGACAATGACAAACACTTTAATCCATACTGACAAACAAGTCCCCTTGCTGGTTTATCACCCCACCGAATCTTATTTAAGTTTTTACTACTCTTGGGTTTCCTTCTAGGAGCAGCAACTTTTTGGAACTTAACTTTTTTCTGTTTTTCTTCTACGACTTTCTCCTTAGGACAAACATTACGCTTGTGACCAATCTTTTTACAGCGACTACACTTTATTTGTGTATCAAGTGGCTTAAGAATTGGTTTGAGAACTGATTTAGGCAAATTTTTCTTTATATAAGAATTCATTTTGCTCACACGCTCCAAATCATCAGCAGTCTCATTTATTTTGGACATACTAACTAAAGGTTTATAACTTCCTGAATGATACTCTTTATCCCTATTTTTATACATAAGGTTGGTATCTCCAAGTGGATTGCGTTT